GCCATTGCGTTTGATTTTTACAAGGATGGAATGAAGGGTTCCGGAATTACTCTGAATGAAGATTGTAGTTCCATCAGCAGGGACTTCGCATATACGCTTTCGAGTAATTATGATGTCATTACTCCAATGATATCGTGGAGGGACATAAGATTTGTTGATTCCTACGATAAGGAGTGGTTCAGGTTCTTCAACAATATTAGCGCAAACACAAAGATGATATTTCATCTGTGTACATATAACAATCCTTCAGATAAGGATGAATTTCACACTTCATTCGAGAAGATTGTTAATTTATTTGTCGAGGAAATTGTTCGTTGTTTACGTTCAGAATGTGATTCTGATAATTACAGAAAGAGAGTTGAAATTGCTAAAATGAAGAAAAATAAAAGGTGATATGGAAGCATTGTCTGAGAATATAGTGAGCATCATATCAATGGTGTTCGGTGCAGGTGGAATAGGTTACGCAATCATTTCACGATTTCTTGACAGAAAAAGGTATGAGCAAGAGGTTAGAACTGCATCTGTTGAAGCAGATATGAAGAATGATGACTTCTGGAAAAACAGATATGACGTTCTTCAGAGTGAGGTTGAGAATAAAGACAAATGGTGGAAGGATCGATACAATACGCTCTACGATGAATTCCAGAATGAGCGTAGATTAAGTAACGAGATAGTGAAGTCATTCAGAACTGAACTGAATGAAATGAGGGATGAATATGATAAGCAAAGGGAAGTAGAGAAAATGAAATATGATAAACTTCTTGAGCAATACAAAAGTTTCGAGGAGGAAAGTCAGAGAAGAGAACAAGAATACAAACAACGCATAGTTCAACTCGAGAATATCGTTGCTGGATATGAACAAAGATTAAGTAAAAATGGAAAGAAATAATAAGAAATATATTATAGCAGCATTAATTGCTATTTTATTAGCATTGATAGCAGGTTTCTTCGCAGGAAGGTCAAGTGTGAAGACTAAGGTCAATAGAATCGTTGAGGTGAAATGGATGAGTAGTGACATAGTTGTAAGAGATACGATCAAGGTTCCAGTTCCTTATGAGGTAAAAATTCCTGTTGATAGACCAATATTTGTTTCATCTGATACGATTCTTAATAAGGAGGTTTGGAATGATTACTATACGGAGAAAAGATATAATCTTGATTTTTCCAACGATAGTCTGGGAATATTTAAGGTTGACGCCCTTGTGTATAAGAATTCGATTATAGAATCTTCATCTTACATACAACCCAACATTAAGGTTGTTAAGGAAAAAGAGATTGTTGATAATGTCAGACTCATAAATCCGTGGATCTGTGTTGGTTCTTCGTTCGATTTCAAAACAAATCAGATTCAGATTGGTGTTGACTTGAAGAATAAGTATATGTTGAGTGTTTCTGGAGTTAGATTAAATAGCAATTATGGTTATAATATTAATTTTGGATATAAATTTAAATAGACATGGGAAATTTCAATGACATTATTCTTCACAGAAATGAAGTGAGAGATAACATATTAAAGTCTTTTGATTCTGATAGAAAGAAATTTGCAAACGATATTAATAAAATGATTGATGAAATGTATTATGAATATGTTAAACATTAGTGTTAAACACATAATAATTTGTTGATATGATTTTCACACGAAGTCAAATAGACGATCTTATTTCAATTTTAAAAAAGCATGAATTAATGTTCGTTGCAAATCAACTTGGAATAGGTTTCCTTTCTCAGAGCGATAAAAACATTTTAATTGCTTCGGGAATAAATGTAGATGAATTCAAGAATCAGAAGGGTGTGTTAGATCATGCCTTTCTATTCGGAATTCTCGCTGAAGCAATAGGTGATAAAAGAGCGAAGAAGATGAATTATAGTCAGTTTAAGAAATTCATTTCTTCAGGAAACTACATTCCATTAAATGAGGAGGAAGAATTTGCTTTACAGACGATAAAAGATAGAGCCTATACAGATATCACCAACCTCGGTAATAGAATGCGTACATCGTTACGCAATTCCGTTTTACGTAATAATCAACAACAATCATTGTTAGTGCAAAAGGTCATAAGAAGTAAAACGATTAACGCAATACAATTAAGATCGGGTGCAAGAGGTTTGGCTTCAGACCTTGCTGAGACTTCCAAGGATTGGGAGGTTGATTGGCTTAGAATAGCGTATTATCTAACACACGAAGCATACAACACAGGAAGAGCGCAAAGTATATTAAGAAATCATGGAAGTGATGCGGAGGTATATTTTGACGTATATCCGGAAGCCTGCAAAAGTTGCATGAAATTGTATCTTACAGACCCTAATGATCCGGATAGCGAGCCAATTGTCTTCAAGTTAGTTGATGTAATAAAGAATGGCAATAACATAGGAAGAAAGGTTGCTGAATGGCTGCCTACGATTTCACCGACACATCCGTATTGTCGTTGCACAATTAATTACAAGAATCCTGGTTTCGAGTGGGATCCAGAGTTTAGAGCATTCACCAAGCCAGTGAAGAAAGTATCGAAGAATCCTAAATTGAAGAATGTTAAGTACGACATTAAGATAAGTAAATCTCAGACGGATGATATTGGTGTAGATTCGTTTGCTAAGGAACTTTCCATTGCTAAAAGAATAACTAACACGTCACCTTCAGAAAGTGAGATAAAGGCTGGAAATTACAAGAAAGGTCACATTTGTTTCGGTGGATATGAATTCGTCATAGAGAATCCTCGTGGTAGTTACAGAAGAGGTGTTGATTGTAACGGAAAGAAGTGGAAGATTAAGATGAATAACACATACGGATATTTCTTGAAGACTCTTGGAAAAGACAAGGATCATATAGACGTATTCATCAACGACAACGAGAATCTAAGAAAATTTGACGGAGACATATATGTCATCGATCAAGTCAATAGCGACGGAACATTCGATGAGCATAAGATAATGTACGGATTTCCAGATAAAGATTCCGCAAAGAAAGCATATCTTTCTAATTACAGCAAGGGGTGGAAAGGTTTGGGAAAGATAACATCTGCTTCAAAGCAAGAATTCGATAAATGGATAAGTGGAAGCAAAAGAAAGATAAAGCCGTTTTCAGAATATCGTAATAAATAGTATAGCAATTATATTTTTAAAAAATAAATGGGTTATGGATTTTCTCTCAAAAATAGTTAGCGGAAACATTAATAGAATTAAACAAAAACATATTTAATTCTTTCGTTCAAGATTTAAACATTCAAAAAGGTTTTGATTATGAACTCGAGAAAGGTAAATGGAATGTGGGAGATCAAAGATTTTATCATGGTACAATGCAATCCTTCCCGAAAGACTACGTTTTCAAAACCAATAGTATCGCTGGTGCAGCACGAATTATCGGGAATGCTGTGCCTTGCGAGTATGCGAGAAGATTAGGTGAAACGATTTTGAGGAACGAATGATATATGCAAGACTTTTTTAAAATTACCCCCAGAATAATTGCTCATCTTGGTGAAGATCTCATCAAGAATGAAAGTATTGCTGTTCTTGAACTGGTAAAAAACTCATACGATGCATATGCGACGAAATGTGATGTTTTTTTTGAAGAAAAAAACGGAAAAATAGTAAGCATCCAAATAACTGATAATGGTTACGGAATGAATGCCCAAACAATAAAAGATAATTGGCTAGTTATTGGAACAGACAATAAGAAAAAAATACTACTTCAAGATAATGTAACACGTTATCCTCTTGGAGAAAAAGGCATAGGCAGACTTGGAGTCCATAAACTTGGAAGAAAAATCACACTGATTTCAAAAAAAACGGAAGATTCTGAAGTTGAACTAAAAATAGATTGGGGAAAATTAGAAGGTGCCAAATCTGTAGATAGCTTTCCTGTAGAAATCAGTTTAAATCTGTTCCCATTACATTTCGATGAAAGCGAAACGGGCACAAAGATTATCATTGAATCACTAAAAACAAATTGGGACAAACGACAATTACGAGAGATATATAGAAATATAATGTCACTACATAGTCCTTTTGAAGACTCAAGTGATCAATTTGAAGTTACTATTCGAAGCAATAATAAGAAGTTATTCGCAGGTCTGCCAACATTTGAAGATATCATCTCAAACGGAGGACTGTATTTTGGTAGTTGCGTTTTATCAGACAATAAGATAAAAAATTTCAAGTATGAATTTAGACCATGGCCGACATTAAGTAAAATATCATCTGGAAGAATTGTAACAGAAAAGAATTTACCAGAATATGACATCCCGTTGGTGGGGTATAAAGAAGTTGAGGGTAAGATTAAACCACAACCTTATGAAATAGACTTAGATGAATTGAGAATTGGAGACATCAAATTTGATATTATTATCTTCGAAAAAGACAGTATTATCTTTAATTTCATCAATACTGAAAAAACAACCATTAATGATTATCTGAAGGAAAACGGAGGGATTCGTGTATATCGTGACAATGCACGAGTATACGATTATGGAGAACAAGATAACGACTGGCTGGG